TGTTGTTAATAAATTTACTGAATTTTTTAGACCTAATATTAATGTTTCTGTAGGTAAAACAATTAAAAAGTCAGTAGGTGCAATATAGTAAGGTGAGCTTATAAAAGTGCCTTGAGTTGCAGATGATAAGCCTGTTGTGCCTACGCCTGGTTGAAATTGAATTTGCAATTCTTCTAAATATTGACGTTGTAAATCAGTAACAACATGAGGTGCACGTCTTAATCTACGAATATTTTGTCCATTATCAGTATAGTTTAATTTATCTAATTGATAAATCTGACCATTTGAATAATCGCCTACCATAACTTGACCTTGAAATAAACTAGCGCAATTGCCACGATGTCTGTGATAGATATTATCATTATCAACCCATAACCATTTATGCCACATTTCTGTTGCAATATCATAAACCCAAGTTAAATCTAATGTTGGAAATGAAACTACATAACATTCATGGCCTTCTAATTGATAAGTCCAAGCAATAGCATCGTCAATGTATTTATCAGTTAATGTGTTTTCTACAGCATGGTTTGATATTCTTTGTGGAATATAACCATTCATCATCATAATTTGAGCTTGACCGCGAATATTTCTTGATACATAAGCAAAGCTATTTCCAACTCTAGACATTGAAAATTTAGCTGCAATACCATGTTGTGTTGATGTGCCAGGTATTCTTTGAAATGGAAATGGGAAAGAACCTACATCTACCCATACTTCAGAAGATGCTTCACCTAATAAATAAACTTCACGATGATCTACAATTAAAGATACAAGATTATCAGGCGCACCATCTTTAGATGAAAAACTTAAAGAGTTTGTAATAGGGCTTAATGGATTAGAAGCTGCCCATTGTTGTGAATTAGGTTTATTGTAAACAAAATAGTTATCTACAATATCAACAGTATTAGCTGCGTTAAATGGGCCATCAGATGTAGGCATAACACTGAAGTTTAGTGCATACATTGTTTCAGAAGAAATGGTTTGGGATGAGCTAACTACATAAGTTCCAACTCCGCCAGCGCCTGTTCCAAAAGTTAATGTTAAAGTTAATCCTATGCCTGATCCGTTACTTGATGTGGATGCGTTATTATTAGGAATTGATGTGTAAAGACCTGAATTAGTCCTAGTTAAGCCTGTAACAGCGCCTGAAGCGCCAATACTTGAAACAGTATAGGTAGCAGGGGTTGTTCCATAAACACCGCCTAAAACGGTTACTGTGTCGTTTACAGCATATCCTGTGCCAGCAGTCGCAATTGTTTCACTTAATACTGTGTTTTGACCTAAAGCAATAATAACTGTGCCAACAGCAATGCCGGCACCTTGAATAGTTTGACCTATGTAAATAATGCCTGTAACTGCTGTAACTGTTAAAATTGCACCTGAAATAGACCCTGTAATTGTTGCACCTACCGCTACAGAATTTAATACTTCAGAAGATTCTGTTTGAGATAAATTAATTGTGTAAGTGCCTACACCACCTGATCCTGTGCCTAATGCTGTAATTACAGTTTCTGCTGTAACGCCTACACCTAATAATGATTGACCTACACCAATAGTTCCATTTTTAACTTGAGTAACAGTTAAAGTAGTGCCTGCTACAGAACCTATAAAATAAGCGCTAGAAGGAACAGAAATGCGCCATGTATAACGATTAACACCATCTACAATATAAACGTTTACACCATTGTCAGTAATGCTTACACGACCTGTATTAGTGTTTAATTGACCTACCATAGTAGGTGTTAAAGTAGAAGTTAAAACGTAAACATAAGAACCAACCACAGCAACCATATATGATCCGCCTGATACGGTTCGCATACCACGCACTTCTTCTTGATTTTGAAATACAATTTTTGAAGTTAAACCAGGAGTAGGATATAAAGCTACAATGCCACGAGTGCCAGGCTGTTTTAAAAGATCAATTTCAGGGCGAAAATTAATACATTCTTGTGCGTCTTGATAAATCGAAGGCGCTTCATAACTTGGCCCAACAAAACCAAAATCCGCCATAATTTACCTTTATCTAAAAAAGCCGCCTGTTAAAATCCATCCAGCGTCTTTTTGTCTTGAACTTAACAATGCGTCATTAAATCTTGCAGATTGCATAGGTTTCATATTGGTGCGTTTTAATGTAGCTTTTGCTTGTCCTGCATAAGCTGAAATCATAGCAATTTGAGTTTGTGAAGCTTTGCCATACATAGGCATTAAACGTTCAGCTAAACACCAACGTAGTGCCATAGAATAGCCTTGAGGTAAGTTTATGTTGTCATTGATAGAAGCATAGTTTCTAAATAATGTTTGAGCAAACATATGAATTTCACCCTGTGCAGGATTAGGCCATACGAATACGTTACCTGAATCAGAATTAGGATTGAAATATAAAGCTTTAGGCCATGGGCCATTTAAAGTCTTTAATCCAATCATGTTGTAATCATCTAAAGCTAAAATAGCTATTGGATAATCTAATCCACCATTTACAATAGGTTGACCATTAGAACTTGTATTAATACGAACAAAAGCTGAATCAATGCCAAGAGGTTTTTGATAGTAAGCTTGAATAGTAGTAGATGCAACGGTTGCTGAATAAGTAATATTAAGTAAATATGTGCCTGCATAATTTACGTTACCGCCAGCGCCTGTTAAAGTATCTAAAATTTTAGTGCCATCTGTAATACCTGTGCCTGATAATGTTTGACCTTGTGCTACTGCACCTGATAATACGCTTGTAACTGTAAGAATATTGCCTGAAATAGAACCTGTGAATTGTGCGCCAATGAAATTAGGCGATGCGTGATTAGGGCCAATCGTATATTGAACTTGGCCTGAAATAATAGGCCATATAATTTCCGTTACATTAAACACCATCATATCTTCATTTGACCATTGGTCAATGATGTCATTTAACATATCAAAAGCATCTTGCGCTTCGTCAGGGCTTGGTGTTTCGCCTGAAGCTAATGCGCCAATGTCTTTTAATGCTCTTGAAATAATATCAATTGGTTGTGTCATTATAGGTCACTCATGTTAATTTTCATTGGTTGCCAAGGAAGTTGAGTTGTATTGTTATTTTTTAAATTATTAAGTTGATTTTCTAAATTATCAGTAATATGACAAATACCATTAACTGTAGCTTCTTTTTCGATCCATGAAACAATATTATTTTCTTTAACGTCAGCTAAGGGTATGTTAAGTGTTTTATCACTAAACCACCAATTACCTTCAGTTTCTACTGAATTAAGTTCGTTATCAGCAATAACATAATATTTAGCATGAGTAATTATTTCGTCTTTAACAGAAATCTCAAGAATTTTCCAATTAAACATTATTTAGTAATAGCAGCAGTAAATGGTGTTAAATCATTAGTCCCATAATAATCAGAACCTTTAGCAATTTGAATCTCAAGATGTTCTTTATTGCGTTTAACTGTGTCAGCCCATTCAGCATCAGTCATTAGTTCAGGTTTGCCAGCTTTTAATAGGTTTACACTATCCATAGCTGCGTCATAGTTTCGTTGCACTTCTTGTTCAGGTGTTAGTTCTAACATTATTTATTTTCCAATGCTGTTATTTTTGCGTTAAGTTCTTTTATAGCGTTAATAAGATACCAAACAAGGTTGTCAGTTTGCACAGATAAAACACCAGTTGATTCTTCTTTTACACAATCAGGTAAAACTTGTTGTAACTCTTGAGCAATGACACCAAGTTGCACACCTTGTTTATCAATTGCGTTTTGTGATTCTAGTTCTGTTACTTCTTCAGGCAATCTATATTCAAAGTTTCTTATTTGTAATGATGTAATTTTGTTTAAACCATCTGTATTATCTATAATATTTTTTTTAAGTCTTTGGTCTGATATAGTAGCCCATGTAGTTGTATTAGCACCATTGTAAGAACCACCACTATTAGCATTAATAAATATAGTATTTGTTCCTTTACCTACTAAACCACCTGAATTGTTATTACCTATACACATTTCATAGTTTGTAGCTGTTCCTGATGCTGTAGAATTTT